AGGGCATCTGGCATAAGAGGATTGTCAAGTCTGAAAGTAATCTGATCAAGCTGTGTTCTAGGGACTGAGCGCAGGGCTAGATCGCGCTCGATGATGTCCTCGATGTCTGCAAGAAAGCGGATATTAGAATCGAATGTTCGTTGATAGCGTCCATAGGTAATAATAGAAGCATCGTCTGTGGCTGAATATGTGCTGCCGTAATCATTGCCATAGCGCACAATTTCACTGTTACGAATCTTGCCAATCTGTAGGATTGACTTAACGCTGGCAGGGGAAGCATAGTTGCCGTCTAACTGGGTTGAGCCATTGGCTGCTAAATAGTTACTTCTATGATCCGCGTCCGCATAGGCTATGCGCCCCTGCTTGTCCTCGTAGAGCGTTCCGAGTGCGCTATCGGCTATTTGTTGAACTAGGGTCTGGGTGTTGCGATCTGCTGCGCTGAGGTTATCCATCTCGTAAAGCCCAGCATCAATCTCACCTAAGCCCACATTCTCAGCATTAGCCCATGTGGTAGTTGGGTCGTAATTAACCCATTGAAGGGCAGCTGCAACTTCTTGCCATTCACCTACTAATAGATCTTCAAGAATAATAGCAATCTGTTCGCCATCTAAATTGTGTGCCACAGAATCCGTGTAAATGGCTTTAGGCAGTTTAGCCAAAGCACCTACTGCAAGGATTGTGCCTAGTGTGACAAAGCCTGATTCCTCTGGGCTTCTGACTGAGGTTGAGAAGTCTGACACTGTGCCACCGAATACAGGTACATAAGTGCCACCGCTATCTTTAAGCTCTAAAGTCAGAAGATCTGTAACATCAACATCAAACAGAGAGTTATCTGAATTGATGATTTCCATGCGAGCATAACCTGCTTGACATTGACGATCTATGTCGATTCGACCTGTGACAAGATTGACGCTAGTAACATTTGTGTAAACAGTCGTGCCGACTGTTATGCGCCATTGAGGAAGCCATGTCATACTGCAAGAAGTCCTGTTGCGCTAGTGCCGCGCTGATAAGACTGACGGATGTAATCTTCTAGAGTTCTAGCAATTAATTCTGGATCTCCAACGCCTGTATTTACTGTGATTGAATAGTTCGCCTGTGATGGAATCTGTCTGCCAGTTCCGTTATTGCCCAGTCCTACTCCAGATGGTCCAAAAGTTTCAGGCACAGTAACAGGAATGTTGGCTCCCACGAAAGGAACATAGCCGCCTAGTTGGGATTGCTCATCTTCTGTCAAGCTCTCGAACCAATCAGATGCGCTAACACTTGCTGGCAATTTAGCAGTAATAGCAGCAACTTTCTCGACTGTTGATAATTTACCGCCACTATCTGCAACAGAGGAAACAATGGTTGGCATTTTCATTCCAGCCAACAATGCAAGCATCTCTTTGATCTTGCGTAAAGACTCATCAAGATTATTCTGATTGATCAAATCCTTTGGAACTAGACCTTTAAGAATGGATTCAATAGCCACCATCTGAGTCTTTTGCATGCTTAAAGCACCAAGGATCTTTAGATCTTCATTTAATTTAGCCGTGGCGGCGATAATGGCTGCTTCATCCTTAGCGGCAATAGCATCTTCCAGAGCAAGAATTGAACGCTTGACATTTAGACGAGCAGTATCGTTAGCGATCTGTAATACCTGTGCGCTGCTGGTTGCCTTGCCTAATTGCTCAGCCTGATTAGTTAGAGCTGCTGCAATCTGGATCTTGTCCATGTCAAAGACTTCGTTGCCCTTGTTAAGAGCAAGGTTAGCCTTGTCAATAGCTGCTCCAAGTTTCTTATCTTTAAGAATCTTAGCCTGTGCTGCTGCTTGCTCTTTTGTAAGCTTCGTTATCGCCATTGCGTTCTTTCGAGCAATGGCGTCTGCGCGCTGTGTATCCTGTGAGGATACTGTCATTGAGATGTTGCCGAAGCCCTTACCATCACCGAATAAACCGCCAGAAGGTGCAAAGAAACTTAGGTTCTTGAAGTCAAAGATTGACTTCGTAATCTTGATGAACTCGCCTGTCTCACGAACGAAGTTAGCAATCGACTGCGCTGCTTTGTCGATCTTAGCAATAAACTCATCTGTTGAATTAGAATTAGTGACTGTGATTAACGCATCGACAAGACCCTTACCAATAGTCTCTTTAGCGTTATTAGAAGCAACAGTTAATTTAGCAAGTGAACCTGCATAGGTATCAGCTGCGGCAGTTGCCTGACCTGCGAATAAAACCGCTAGGCGTTCTTGGATCTGCTCGAAAGTTGAGGTTGAAAGTTCTGCTCTAGTAAGTCCTACGCCCAAACGACCTAGTGCCTGAGTCTGTCCTAAGTATGCCTTCTGCAAGCTTTGTGAAACTTGGGTGACTGACTTGCCAGTACCAGCAGCAATGTCAAGTGCAAGTCCTAGCAATTCCTGTGACTTGGTTACATCGCCTGTTGCACGAAGCAATCGATCCATTGCTGGGCGTAACTCGTCATCGAGCACACCTGTCTGCATTTCAAGGCGAGAGATAAAGCCATTGACTGTGCCAATGTTTGCGCCGTAAGCAAGACCCAGATTCTTTAGAGTAGTCCCTAGAGCCTTAGCAGCCTTGTCATCTTCTGCGAATGCCTTAACAGATGCCTTAGCGTAGGACAGAAGCTTCTGTGCTGAATAAACAGCAAGTAATCCTTTAGCAAGACCCTTGACATTCTTGGTCAGTTTGTCTGTAGAAGTCTCAGCTTGCTTGAACGCCTTTTTACCTGTGAACTCGGCGGCTATGTCAATTCTTACATCTGCTGCCATTAGCGCACCTGTGTCCTTTTCTCGAACTCAACTTTAGACTTCTGGATTGCTTTGACAACAGCTGCGTTAGCCTTGCCTTGATCTTCAGCCCATGCACGAAAGATTGCGCGACCCTTCATCTTACGAGAAGCGCGACCTGACTGTCCTTCTTGTCTTTGATAAGCATTGACAATAGGTGAAGTCCGATTCATAGCATCGATGAACTGCTGACCAGCATTAGGGTTGTTGCTCATTGATTCGCTTTTAGATCCTGAACGGATCGTCTTGCCATAATTAGAATGACCAAGTGCCACGACTTTAGCCAATGGTGCTTGGGGTCTGCCCTGTGGATTTAAGCGACCAGCAGTCTCATAAATAGAGCCTGAAGGCGAAGCATTGACAATACGAGCAAGCGAACGAAAACCAGAGCGATTGACTTTTGATGGTGTTGTCTTATACCCAACCCCACGCTTAGCATCTGAAGATGACCAGACTCGGTTGCCCCAAGTGCCGTTAGTGCTTTTAGCCCAACCGCTTAAAGGTGCAGTTGAAGGAATAAATCCGCGAGCCTTTGAAACAATAGGCTTCAAGACTCCAGCGATTTCCTTCTGTGTTTCTTTAGCAAGATCAGGTGTGAATGCTCTGAGGGCTTTTCTAAGCTCTACCGCGCCTTTGACTTCTGTTGGCATCGCTCACCTCTTTCGCTTCATCTTTAAGCCCTTGCACAAGTGCATCGAGCATTGCCTTATCTAGATCTAATAACTGCTGTGGCGCGATTCCCAACCTAATGCTTAGCCTAGCAATTAGGTAGGTGAATGGAAGATCGCGCTTTAAGCTAAAGGGTCAGAGTCCAACACTTCCACGCTTTTTAGCGTTTCGATGAACTCCATACCATAAGGCTTAACAGTTTCACCTGTCCTGCGTGTTACTTCCCATGCTAACCAATAGACATCGCTCTGTTTTTCTTCATCGCGAAACGCCTTATGGAAACCCTTTTTAGCGTATTGCTCAAATGCGTATTCCACCGCTGGGGTGATCTCGCCTTCTAGTACGCTTCCATCTGTACGAACTATTTTTAGTTTTGCCATGGTTTTGCCCCTTTGTTAGTTTCTTACGCTGTTGTTACTGCGATTGTACCTGATACGTTCCATGTCACACTTTGGGTACTTAGGTCAGCGACAGCACCATTTACGGGAGTGATGTTGTTAACCAAGCATGTCATTGTGTAAAGAGGGTTTGTAGGTGCTGTCGCTCCAGCAAATTGCTTGAAGGTAACAACTGTGTTTGTTCCCCATGTTGCTGCAAGTGTCTGAAGTGTTTTAGCTGTTGCTTCATCATTGATAAAGTCGATTGAAATGCTTGAAGCTTCCAATCCCTTAACAAAACGATGACCAGAATCTCCAAGTGCTGTGACTTCCAACTCATCGAATGCTCGGTTAATAGTTACTGAAGTTACTAATGTCGAGAGATCAACCGCATTGACAGTTAGAACTCCCGTATTTGCTAGATAAACTGACATGGATTATTCCTCGTCCTTCTTTGTAGTTACTGGCTTTGCTGCTGGTGTTTCTTTAACCTGCCCGATCTTGATCAGAAAGGCTTCGTTCTCTTTTTCCCAATCGGACATGTTTAACTCCAACTCGTTAGGATTGATACGGACATCTCGCAGCTGAGTAGGTCTCCCGAAGCAGCGTTGAGAATACTTGGTGCGCTGATTGCGCTTACATTATAGACCAGAGATGATGCGGCTAACTTAGCGAACACGCTAACCATAAAATCTTCAATGCCATTAAGATTACCCTCGTTATCGTAAAGTGGCACGACCATGAGAATCTTCAGGTTAGCCATTGGGCTAATAGAAATCTGACCATTGTTATTTGGTGTCAAGTAAGGATCATCTGGAGAAACAATTACAGAGTTAGCAAGAACTGTGGCAGGTGGGAATGCGAAAGTCTGCCATTTGGCATTGTCAATTAATGCAGTTGCTAGTGTCGTTCTTAAAGTGGTTATGGCTACAGGTGGCATGGGTCACCCGATCATGCTGGTAGGCGCGAGTGCGTGCGCAATCAATCCTCTTACCTTAGCGAGTAGCTGTGCGCTCATTCGATAAGGTGAGGGCTGGAAATCGACTGCGTTACTGCCTGAAAGGGTGGCTGTACGCGCTTGCCAGATCTCAACAGCGATCATCAAAGCTGCATT